TATCTTGGAATAAAGGATCACTGGAGTTAGAAAATGGATCAAAAATACTGGCAGCATCTACCTCTGCATCTGCAGTTCGAGGTATGTCTTTCAACGTTCTTTTTTTGGACGAGTTTGCCTTTGTTCCTAACCATATTGCTGACTCATTCTTTGCCTCAGTATATCCTACTATCACTTCTGGTAAAAACACCAAAGTCATAATGGTTTCAACCCCTCACGGGATGAACCATTTTTACAGATATTGGCATGATGCTGAGAGAGGTAGAAATCAATATGTCACAACAGATGTTCACTGGTCGGAAGTTCCTGGTAGAGATGATGTTTGGAAACAACAAACAATTGCCAACACATCAGAACAACAATTTAAAGTTGAGTTTGAATGTGAATTTCTTGGATCAGTTAATACTTTAATAAATCCTGCCATATTGAAAAATATGGTATATGATTCCCCAATTACAAAAAATGCAGGATTAGATATTTACGAAGAACCAATAAAAGAACATAATTACATTATTACAGTTGACGTAGCTCGTGGGTTAGGAAACGATTATTCTGCATTTATAGTTTTTGATGTCACGCAGTTTCCCTATAAAGTTGTAGGAAAATATCGAAACAATGAAGTCAAACCTATGCTATTTCCAAATGTAATATTTGATGTTGCAAAGGGATACAATAACGCATACTTATTAGTTGAAGTTAATGATATTGGTGATCAGGTTGCAAGTATTCTCCAATTTGATCTTGAGTATGAAAATCTACTTATGGCATCAATGAGAGGAAGAGCAGGTCAAGTGGTTGGGCAAGGATTTTCAGGAAAGAAAACACAATTGGGTGTTAGGACAACTGCAGCAGTTAAAAAATTAGGTTGCAGTAATCTTAAAACAATGATTGAAGATAATAAATTATTGACATGTGATTATGAAATCATATCAGAATTGACTACATTTGCACAAAAACATAATTCATTTGAAGCAGAGGAAGGATGTAATGATGATTTAGCAATGTGTTTAGTATTATTTGCATGGTTAGTTGCACAAGATTATTTTAAAGAAATGACAGATAACGATATCCGAAAAAGATTATATGAAGAACAAAGAAATCAAATTGAACAGGACATGGCACCTTTTGGATTTATTAATGATGGTTTAGATAGTGAGAGTTTTGTTGACAAAGATGGAGATTTATGGAAGATTGATGAATATGGAGATCGTTCATATATGTGGGATTATTACTAATATAATTATAAAGCAATTATTAAATGATTAAATATTTTTTGTATGGTATAATGGGATATAATAAAAAAACTAAAAATTACAATGAGGAGAACTTATGAGTGGAGACATAGGACTAGAACAACCGATCATCTTTTATAGCAAAAAGATGACAGAAGCTAAAAAAATTGTTTTAGAGCATAAAGGAATTAAATTAGAATATCTAGAAATAAATAATAAAAAATGTAATCGACATGGAGTTCGATGAGCAGATAGAATTAGAACATTTATTATTTTCAGAAAGGAAATGTAGAGTTTGTGGTAAGGTTAAAAATTTAGTAGAAGATTTCTATCTTACGAGAAAATATAAAGGAACTCTGCCATCAGCATATTCTTATGAATGTAAGACTTGTACTGTAAAAAGAATTACAAAAAGAAGAAAAGTTAAAATTTTAAAAGAAGATATATATCCAGACTGGTAATGCTCACGCATTGTTTCCCCGTCGTAAATACCCTTTTTCCTAAATATTTTTAGATAAATTTGAATTACGAGGAGTAAGGGATGGCCTTAAATTTAGCATCTCCAGGTATACTAATAAGAGAAGTCGATCTCACAATTGGGAGAATTGACGGAACAACAGGTAAAGTTGGTGGAATCGTGGGATCTTTTGAAAAAGGACCTGTCGGTGAACCAACTCCCATTACAGGGGAAAATGACTTGTTTGACCAGTTTGGTAAACCATATGACACAGATAAGCAATACGAAACATGGATGGTAGCATCTTCATACTTATCGTATGGAGGAAGTTTAAGTGTAATCAGAGCAGATGATACTGGCTTGAAAAATGGTTTTGTGGGATCTGCATCAAGTGTAAAACTGAAAAGCACTGAACACTACCAAGAATTAGGGTATCAGGAAAATGCTTTAACAACTGTAACTGTTGCTGCAAAAAATCCTGGTACATGGTCAAATGGAATTAAAGTTGCCATTATTGATAATGTAGCAGATCAAATCTTAGATGGATTTGATGGTGGTATTTTTGAACAGGCTGCAGTTGGTCTTGGTGTTACTCAAGCAGTTCCTGCTAACACAGTTATATCAGGAGCTGGTGGAACAAGTTTACTTGATGGTCATTTTAAAGGAATTATAACCAAGAAAGGTACTAGTGATATTGAGGTTAAGTTTTTATCCCACGTTTCTTCTGGAGGCACTGAAACAGCACAAGATTTTAACAGCATTTATAAGTTTAGTAATTCAGGTAGTGTTGCGGTTCATACTACTGGTGGTGTTAGTGCAGGATTAACAGCATATACATCATCTAAAGATTGGTTTGATCAACAAACATATGATGTTACTACTGCTTCAGTTGGAGGAGGAACAACAATTACGACTGCTAAGTGGAATGCGGTTGCCGATAAACCAGGTACATCTGAATATGCTGCTGCTAGAGGTGGTAGATTTGATGAAGTTCATGTTTTAGTCATTGACGCAAAAGGAACTATTTCAGGAAATGCAGGAACAATTCTTGAAAAACATCTTAACTTATCAAAAGCAAAAGATGCAGAATTCTCAGTTGGATCACCATCTTACTGGAGAAAGTATCTTTACACAAACTCTGAAAATATATTTGGTTTAAGTGGTTCAATAATTGGTGTCACTACAACAGGATTTACAGGTGATAACTTCACTAAGTTTAGTGATGGTGGATGGGATCAGGATGCAGAAGGAATTATTTTCAATAGTTGTGGAGCAACTAATTTAACATTAGCAGGTGGACTTAACTACGGTGGAATTAGTACAATTACAACAGCAGGTGCACTTAACTCTGGTTTAGGTGATTTGATTTCAGGATACCAAACATTTGAGAATGATACAATCAATAATGTTGATTTCTTACTTATGGGTGGTGGACATCTTGGTAAGGATAGTACAAGACAATTAGCAACAACAATGATTTCTGTTGCAGAGGTTAGACAGGATGCTGTTGCATTCATCTCACCATCAAGAGATACCATCTTATCAGATACAACAGACCAGTCAGAAGTTACTGTTAAGAGTGATGAGGATATCACCACAGGTGTGATTGAGTTTTATGACACAATTACATCATCAACCTTCGGAGTATTTGACAGTGGGTACAAATACATGTATGATAGGTTTAATGAAGTGTTCCGTTATGTTCCACTAAATGGAGACATTGCGGGAACATGTGCAAGAAACGACATTAACGATTTCCCTTGGTTCTCACCAGCAGGTACAGACAGAGGAGCAATCTTAAATGCAGTTAAACTTCCATACAATCCAACTAAATTACAAAGAGATAAACTTTATTCAAATCGAATAAACCCAGTAATCAATTCACCTGGTGCTGGAATTATCTTATTCGGTGATAAAACTGCTTTCGCAAAAGCATCAGCATTTGATAGAATCAATGTTCGCAGATTATTCATCTACCTTGAGCAAGGTATTGCAGCTGCTGCTAAAGATCAGTTATTCGAATTCAACGATGAGATCACAAGGGCAAACTTTGTGAACATTGTTGAACCTTTCCTAAGAGACGTTCAATCTAAGAGAGGTATTCAAGATTATGTTGTTATTTGCGATGAGACAAATAACACTGCTGCTGTTATAGATAACAATGAGTTTATAGCAGATATCTTTATCAAACCAGCAAGATCAATTAACTTCATTGGTCTTACCTTTGTCGCCACTCGAACTGGTGTATCATTCGAAGAAGTTATCGGTTCCGTTTAATTAATTTAGAGGTTTAAGAAATGCCTTCACGTCAACAAATAAA